ATCATCTGTGAGAAAATTTCGTTTTATGAAAAATTGGAGTATGTGGCATGCAAACAGAAATCGTAAATGTTGAAAAACTCTTAAAAAACCCAAAAAACCCAAGAATTATAAAAGATAAGCAGTTTAAAAAGTTGGTTAACTCTATAAAAGAATTCCCTGAAATGTTAAATTTACGTCCAATTGTTGTTGATTCTGATGGAATTATTCTTGGTGGAAACATGAGGTTTGAGGCGTGCAAATCTGCTGGGCTTAAAGAGATTCCTGTAATATATGCAAACGAATTAACAGAAGATCAGAAGCAACAATTTATTATTAAAGATAATGTTTCCGGTGGAGAATGGAATTGGGAACAATTAGCCAATGAATGGGACTTAGAAAAGTTGAGCGATTGGGGTTTAGATTGTCCAGATATAAAAATACAAAAAGAGGATACTTCAAAAGAGATCCCAGAAGAACAGGTTAGCTTAGATGGTGATTGTGTAGAAGGCAATCTTTATGCTTTGGGTAACCATAGATTGTTATGTGGAGATAGTACTAATATTAATAATGTTGAAAAAGTTTTATGTGGCAACGATTGGGATACATTGATATTTGACCCTCCATACGAAATAGAGGAATTGTATCAAACTGCAATGTTGCCATATGATGAAAATAAAAAACTATTAATTTTTTGGGATTTTAAAAGATTTGCAATAGCTGCAAAGGCTCCAATTGATTTCGGTTGGACTCCTCAATACGAATTTATTTGGGATTGTGTCACATCATGGTATACACCTAACAGGCCACTCGCAAGGCATAAAGCCTGCGGATATTTTGCAAGCAATCCAGTTTTTAATTTTGATAGCGCAATTATACATGATGGTAAAGAGAGAAAGGCAGGAGTTGTTCACAATACGCGTGGTGATTGTGACTATAAACCACTTGATGGTGCTGTTCATATTAGAACCGTTGAAGCTTTCCCAAATGCTTCAGAAGGAGACGTTCACAAACACGGAAAGCCGGTACAATGGATAACAGCCATATTTAACGGAATCAGCGGAGAAAGATATTTGGATTTATTTGGTGGAGGGGGCACAACACTATGCGTGTGTGAATCTATAGGAAAACAATCGTTTACAATAGAATTAAACCCTAAAAGTTGCAACGCGATTATCTCGCGTTGGGAAAAAATGACAGGAAAAAAGGCAGAATTGTTAAACGGTGACGTTTAAAAAATCCATATCTTTTTCAACTGGTGACAAAATATGATTAACGTCAAATTGTTGCAGGTCGTGTTTTATGTAAAACGGCTTATTGTTAGACCTGAGCAACTTTACTGCTTCATAAAGAAACTTTGTCCAGTCAACATTATTGTTGAATCTTTTTTCAAAATGATTCATCTTGCCAATTTTGAAATGGTGGGTGTATTGCATGGATTGTTTAATTAATTCAATAGATTGTGCAGGGTCAATTACTGGCTCGATGCTTACCCACGTCTTAATGTTGTTGTCTGTTAATATTTTGAGTGTTTGTATCCTTTCTGCTGTGCTGGCAGCATTTGGCTCTACTGTTGACTCAGAGCCTTCGCACAGTGTCAATGTTGTACCTATTTTAAAACGGCTTCCAAATGATTTGAAAATATCCAAATCTCTTAAACATCTTTCACCGCCTTTTGTCAAAATTGCCACGGGTTGCTTTTTTAAATTTAGCCAAAACAAGCTTTCGCGTGTTGTTTTTAATTCAACATCTGCAACACAATACGGATCACACATGAAAGATAATAAAATTTGTTTGTTTGGTAGATTTTTGATTAACTCCTTTTCAAGGGTTAGTATAAAATTTTTTCTCTGCTGCACTACCTTGTTTGTATCGGCAGATCTTTTGATTAGGCAGGTGTAGCAATATGTGCAACCGTGATCACATCCATTATAAACATTTAACGCTAAAGGGCTGTATTCTCTTGCTTTGCCTGCTGGTTCGTAAATTAAAGACATGGCTAAACCTCCTGTGTAACTTGTTTAACATCAATAGCTTACAATTAGAGTATACAAGTTTAAAACCAACAAAGCAAGGCTTTTTTTATGGGTAGACACGCACAGCCTATTCAACTTCATATTATAAATGGTAACCCTAACAGGTTAACCAAAGACGAAATTGAGCGGCGGCAAAACTCTGAAATAAGATTTGGTAATCAAGATTTTAAAATGTCGCCACTGGTAAGAAAAAATTTACACGCAAGAAGAAAGTGGAAGGAAATAATAGAATTGTATGTAATGTATGGTGTTGATTTTGTTTCAACTTCAGATGCTACTATATTAGAGCGTTATTGTTTAACTTACGCTGAATATGTTACGCTTCAGGAAGTTAGAGAAGAAGTGATAAATAAGGGTTGGGATAAAGTAAAAACATATCATGCAATCGAAGAGCTTGGTCTTGAAAACAATATAAATAAAAAAATTGATTTGCTTACAAAGTTAGAAGATAGATTAATATTAAATCCTTTGTCAAAAATAAAAACTGTTCCTGTTAAACAATCAGATAAGCAAGCTGATCCTAACGCAGCAATGTTTGGGGACTAAATGGCCTCGCAACATCCTACCACTCAATACGCAACTGATGTAGTTTACGGTAATATAATAGCCTGCCAATGGGAAATTAAAGCCTGTAAGAGACATTTAAGAGATCTTGAAAGACAGGGAACGGATAATTTCCCTTTTGTTTTCGATGAAACAAGAGCAAACCGTATTTTTGACTGGTTTAAGTTGTGCCGACACGTAAGAGGCGCATTTTCTGGAAAACCTATAGAACTTGATGATTGGCAAAAATTCGATTTGGGCTCAATTTTTGGGTGGGTTCATAAGACATCAGGTAAAAGACGCTTTAAGGTTGGATATATAAGAGTTGCGCGTGGTAACGGTAAATCTACTATAATGAGTGGAATCGCTCTTTATGGTATGTGTGGAGATGCTATTTATCCACCATATCACCCAGAGTTGGCAAGATATGAAATCTCACCTGAAATAGTTTGTGCGGCCGTAGATAAGGAGCAAGCTAATATAGTTTGGGGCGACGCAAGAGAAATGGCCCTGGCTTCTCCAGACATTCTTAAAAGACTTAAAGTTGCAAAGACATATATAAGCCACAAAACGCGCTGTGGAGCATTCAAAAAGATGTCAAAGGATGTCAATAACAAAGATGGTGGAGCACCATGTATGGTTATTATTGACGAGCTTCATAAACATAGAACATCTGAAGTTAAAGACACGTTAATGTCTGGTATGGGGAAAAGAGAACAGTGCCTTGCCCCATCAATAACTACCGCAGGTACAGACGCAGAAAATAGTATAGGTAAAAAAGAAGATGATATTGCAAAAAAAATACTCATCGATGAAATAGTTGATGAGACATATTTTGCAGTAATAAGAGAAATTGACGATGAAGATAATCCTCATGATGAAAGTTGCTGGCCTAAAGCCAACCCTATATTTAGAAACATGAATGCTTATAGTGAAGAGATATTCGACACTATGAAGCGTGAACACAATCTTGCTTTTGGCTCTGGCGATCCTGCAAAAATACGTGAATGGATGATTAAGCGCGTTGACCGCTGGCAGACTGACGCGGAAAACAAATATATGTCTGGCTGCATGGATAAGTGGAAAGCGCTCGCGGTGCCACGTGATGAATTTTCAAAATTGATATACAATACTGAAGGGTTTTACGGAGACGATCTTTCAAAAACAACAGACTTGACGGCAGATGCATACGTCACATGGCTACCTGATGGAAGGCTTGCGGTAACGGCTCACGGGTTTATTCCTGAAGAAAGGGCAACTCAACACGAACACAGTGACAGGGTGCCGTATAAGCATTGGGCTAAGGACAACTGGTGCACCTTAACAAGTGGCGCTGTGGTTGACTACAATTTTATCGAATCACACATGCACGATATGGAGTTTGACCACAAAATTATCATTAAGGAAATCTGCTACGATCCATATAATGCCACACAGTACGCCAATAATCTAACCGGCCAGGGGTATACTTGTGTTGAGATCCGCCAAGGCGTACAAACACTATCAGAGGCAACCAAGAAGTTTAGAGAGCTTGTATTGCAAGGTAAGATTGTGCATGATGGGAACCCTCTTTTAACTTGGTGTTTGTCTAATGCTGTAGAGGTTTCAGATAATAACGGGAATATAAAATTGAGCAAGAAACATAAAGATGACAGCCAAAGAATAGATTTACTTGCTGCTGTTATCAATGCGCTTGTAAGGGCGCTTGTGTTCGAAGAGGAGCCGCAAGGCAGAGTATTTTTTGTATAATTCAAAAAAAAGTTAACACTTTAAAAAAATTATATTATATTGTTTTTTAGATGAGATAGTTTGTAAACACTAAAAATATCGGGCAGCCTGTTTAAAAGTCCGGCCAGATGATTAAACAGGTCAAGATTTAAGGGGTGATGTAGCCGCTACATGGTTGCGTCACCCCTTTTTTTATGCCCAAAAGGTTGATAAATGAAACTTTTTAAGTCAATTTTTGTAGATTTAATGTTGATTTTAGGGTTTTTAAGCCTTGTTTACGGTGTTTATTTGATGTATAAACCTGCTTCTTTTGTTGTCGGTGGGCTTGTTTTGCTTGCTGCTTTTGTGCCAAATCAGGGCAGAGAATCGCCTGAAAAGCGTAAAAAAGAGGTTGATTAATGGGTTTTTTGTCTAATTTGATAAGCGAAACACGATCTTCGAGCATAGTTTCAGGAATTAGAAATCCACCTGAAATACTTGTTAATATGCTTGGTGGTTTGCCTACTAAATCAGGTGCACAAGTAAACGAAAAAACCGTTCTTGGACTTACTGCTGTTTGGCTTGCTGTCAGGCTACTTGCTTCTTTGGAGGCATCTTTGCCTTTAATAACATACAAAAAGCTAAAACCGAGAGGCAAAGAAAGAGCAAGTGATCATTATCTCTATAAAATGCTTCACGACCAGCCAAATAGCGAATTGACATCTTTTGATTACAGGTTTGTTTCAGCTGTGCACAAATTTATTTGGGGTGCAGCAATATCAGAAATCGAATTTGATAGCAAAGGTTATCCTATTGCTTTGTGGCCTATTCCCCCTCGGAGAGTTGAGCCAAAAAGAACTGTAAACAAAGAGCTTGTATACGAAGTGAATGTCGATAATAAAATCTACACACTGCGAAAAGAGCAGGTTGTATGTGTAAGATTTTTTCCAATGGATACTGATGGGTGGCTTTCTCCAATATCTGTACATAGGGAGACCTTTGGGGCTTCCTTGGCTGTAAAAGAGTTTGGAGCACGCACATTTGGACAAGGAACAAATCCTTCAGGAATACTAACTGGCCTAAAGTTCAAACAAGGTGCTAATGAAGAATCTTTACTTAAAAAAGTCAAAGAAGCTTACGAAGGTTTAAGTAATTCTCATCGTTTAATGTTGCTTGAAGAAGGTGTAAAGTTTGAAAGAATTGGAATACCTCCCCAAGATGCTCAATATTTAGAAACTCAAAAATTTCATATATCAGAGGCGTCAAGAATTTGGAACATTCCGGCAAACTTGCTTCACGAGCATGAAAAAAATACCACTTGGGGTAGTGGAATTGAGGAAACAAATATAGGTTTTGTGGCTTTTTCTCTAAGACCTTCACTTGTTCAAATAGAACAAGAGCTTAACAAAAAAGTAATCTATGAAGATGATATGTTTGTTGAGTTTTTAATTGACGGATTACTGAGAGGCAAGCTAAAAGAAAGATACGAAGGGTAT